GAGTTCGAAGCTGCTTTAAGCTAAGAGTTTGTTGTTCTCATATCATCAAGGGGCAGTCCAATCGGGCTGCCTCTTTTTGTTGGTATTAATAACAAACCTACTGTAATATATATTCTATGTTATCACACCAAGAGGCATCGAAGCTGCACGATAAGGTAGCTCAAGCATATAGACATAGCATCGAGTTAATGGAAGCCGAAGGCGAATTTAACGCGGCACTGCTCAATGGGGCAAGACAACTCCTCAAAGATAATAATATAGTAATGGATAGCGGAGTAGGTTCACCGTTAGAGGCTTTGAATAACACAGTGATTAATGTACCCTTTGGGGAAGACGATGCAGCTGAAGCTTAATCTATTTAAAGAGAGCCTGGATAAATACCGGCGTGGTCTTTGTTTAAATCAAAAGGCACTACAGACTGGCGAACCTAGAGGAACATTTAAACACGGTGATGCTCATCCTTGGGTTGATGGTTTATTTTATTTAGGATGGACAACAACAAATGAACAATGGAGGGAAAGAAAACCAAAATCATCCACTATAATCGTTCGTCAAAAAGAACTTCAAACAGGAAAACCTAGAGGAACATTTAAGCAAGGAGATAAGCATCCATGGGCTGAAGGTTTTTTTTATAGGATGTGGACAGACGGTGAAAGATGGAATAAGTTAGAAAGCATAGAAAGAGATAGAAAACTTTGGGATGAAAGAAACAAAAGTGAAGCTGGTAAACTTTCCGTCAGGAAATATAGTAAAACCGAGAAAGGTAAGTTATTAAAACTTTTTCATACAAATAAATACAGGGCAATAAAACAAGAAGCTAGTGCAAACCTAACAGAGTACGAAGAGGGTATTACAAAACAAATATACGCTCATGCCGTGAGAGTAAGTGCTAAACTACAGATACCTTTTGAGGTTGACCATATAGTTCCCCTTTCGAAAGGCGGTCTGCATCATCCATTAAATCTACAGATTGCACCAGCTACTTGGAACCGTCGTAAAAGAAACCGTAACACCGAGAGATGGCTACCAAACGGAATGTAATAGTACCTCCGCAGTTAAAGAACTTTAAGAACTTCGTATACCTGGTATGGAAGCATCTGAACCTGCCGGACCCTACCCCCTTACAGTACTCTATCTGCGACTACCTACAGCACGGTCCTAAGCGTAGTATAGTGATGGCGTTCCGTGGGTGCGGGAAGAGTTGGATTACATCAGCTTATGTAGTGTGGGAGTTGTTACTTGATCCTTCTAAAAACATTCTTGTTGTGTCTGCATCTAAAAACCGGGCAGACGACTTCAGTACATTCGTGCTACGACTGATACAGGAGATGCCTGTGTTACAACATTTAAAACCTAACGAGAATCAAAGGTTTAGTAAACTATCGTTTGACGTTGGTCCAGCCGGAGCTTCTCATGCACCCTCCGTTAAGAGCCTTGGTATAACATCACAGTTAACTGGTAGTCGTGCTGACATTATTATCTGCGATGATATAGAGGTGGCTAACAATGCAGCTACACAAGGTATGAGGGATAAGCTATCTGAGCAGGTAAAAGAAACAGATGCTATCATAAAACCATTAGATACTTCTAAGATTATATTTCTTGGTACACCACAGACAGAAGAGAGTGTTTACCAGAAGCTACGAGAAAGGGGCTACAAGGCATCTATATGGCCTTCTGAGTATCCAAAGGAGTCTGATGTGGCTAACATATACGGAGACGATTTATCGCCCTTTGTCGGAAATAACATAACAGAAGAGACAATAGGTACATCAACAGAGCCTGGTAGGTTCACTGATTTAGATTTAGAGGAAAGGAAGCTATCCTATGGTCGCAGCGGTTACTCTCTACAGTTCTTACTGAATCCTAGACTTAGCGACCAAGACAGATACCCACTAAAGATAAACGACTTAATAGTTATGGATGTCGATGTGGAGGTTGCTTACGAGAAAGTTATTTGGTCTTCTGATATAGCTAACGCTGATCTATCTCTACCTAATGTAGGATTCAATGGAGATCGCTATAAAAGACCTAGCAGTACAACGGGTGACTTAATACCGTACACAGGTAGTGTTATGAGTATTGACCCATCCGGTAGAGGTGGAGACGAGACTGGTTACGCTGTTGTGTGTATGTTGAATGGTTATCTGTATGTACCGGAAGCAGGAGGTCTTAAAGGCGGGTACAGCGAACAAACACTAAAGGAACTTGTTGATATAGCTAAACGAAACAAAGTTAACAAGATCGTAGTAGAAAGTAACTTTGGTGACGGTATCTTTACTGAACTTATTAAACCTTTGTTTAGAACAACATACCCTGTAACAATAGAGGAGGTACGACACTCTAAGCAAAAGGAGCTACGGATCATAGATACTTTAGAACCAGTGCTTAACGCTCATAGACTTATTGTTGATCCTAAAGTTATTAAGCATGACTATCAGTCTGCTCTTAGCTACCCTATAGAAAAACAAGCTTATTACCAACTGTTTCATCAACTATCTCGTATAACAAAAGAAAGAGGTAGTATAACACACGATGATAGATTAGACGCTTTAGCTATTGCTGTAGCTTATTGGACAGAACAGATGGCTGCTTCAGCTGATAGAAACATGTTAGAAAGAAAACAGGAGCTGCTACAGGAAGAACTAACAAAGTTTACTGATAGCTTTCATAAACGTAATAACAAAGCTGTAGCTAACCTTTGGATGTAATTACTGTTATAACAAACCTTGTTCACTTCGTTCTCATCGCTATTGCTCACTTCGTTCACCAATAGCTCTCTTTAGTAGATATATATAGGTGCTGTTGTAGTTAGTTTAAATACACTAAGTATAGTAGCTATACCTTGAAAATCTGAAGTTAGACTTTTAATTTACATGGTTTATTTATAAACACAATTATCCTTAAAAACCTAAGTTAAAGTGTTAGTATCAGTCTCTTTGTTAAAGTAACAGCGAAAGAACGGATGTATGAGCTGTTCAACAACGCTGAACTGATCTGAGGTAGCTGAAGCTAACTTTGGTTTAGTCTTTGTAGCGAATGCGGAAAAGAAGCTATAAAAGCAATAGCAGCTATACTACTCTAAAGTAATTGCTTGTATACTTTCCTTTGATTAATACATTGAGGATCGTTTAAAACGAACTCTAAAGTACATATCTAAATATCATTATTATACAAAGTAACAGCCGAAGGAAGCGTGTAAAGCATAAAAGTTAAAACATCAGTATCTAACAGGGGTACAGCAGGGTGTGAGAAAAAGCTACCAAAACATCTCGAAACAGAGTATACTTATAACACATGCATATAGATGACCAAACAGACACCTTCCAGTACGAACTAGCAAAGCTTATATACCGCTTTAAAAGAGAGTACGATCTTAACGACTACACAATAGCAGGGTGTCTAGACTTTGCTAAGCTGTCTGTACTAACTGAAACAGATGATGTTATCTTTGCACCCGATGAGGAAATACTAGATGAAGAAGACGAAGAAGACACAGAGTTTCATTTCTGACGAAGCTAACGCTTCTCTCACACCCGCTTCGACGGCTGCTCTTAACCTTCCTATCATCAAGATTCTATCTGAAGAGGAAGAGCTGTTTGTAAAGCTAAACCTGGAGATGGAAGATGAAACCCATAAAATGCTTGTTAAATGGGGCAAAGAGATAGCTTCCGATGAAGACTATATAAGCATAGCTATAACAGCTGGTCTAGAAGAGTATGTAGATGCTTTAGATTCATCGTGCCGTGCAACGCATTAACTTCCTTACGGTTGATTAATGCTTTAGATAACAAGCAAAAATAGGTGCTTCAAAAGGTTTTGGTAGAAAAATCTGACAGGTCGACGCTGTATACGCGCGCGTTAATTACCCCCGCATACCCGTAAGTTTTTTATAGGCCAGGGGGATAGTTTTATTATAGAATTAATTGGTTTTGTTATTTAGACACAAGTGATATTGTGCGAAGTGCCTTGATTATCAACAACTTATGAAGGCGATTTTAGGGGTTTGGTAAAAACATAATAAAACTGCATCAATTATTTTCGCAAATCAACAGAGATTGCCGGCTGTTTGCGTCATTGATCCGGAGCTTTTGTTAGTCGCCTTAATGCAAGTTAGTTGCGTTTGGTCTTGTATGTTCTTTTCTTCTTCCAAGTTCTTTTTTCATTTATTTTTGAAAGGATTGAAACGATTGAAATCTAATAGCTGTCAGTAGTTGAGCTAATAGAAATACTAAATCTGCATTTTCTTGTGGAAGTATCTTTGAAATTAGTGCAAGGGTGAAATCAGCAAGGCACTTCTGCTTTGTTGAAACTACTACTATTATGATAACACAAGAACCAATCACATTAGATAAAATCAGAAATGATCAAGTGAAAGGCTTTGAATGCTCCTATTGGAAAGAGATGGGGCTTTGGAATATTCAATACTTAGGCGATGGCCATCAAGACTTTTTCAAGACTATTGAGGAAGCTCAGGAATGGCTGATCACTTGGCAAGAATGCGGGGAGTAAGACAATGAAAACCAATTATCAATCTGCACTTGAACGAATCAATAAAGCCAATGATGCTGAATCCCTTTTAAAGGTAGAGGAAAGCTTGGAAAGACTTTGGAACGCTGGAATCTTTACTAGAGATCAGTTTTCTAAACTTGACGATAAGCTATTGTCTAAACTAATTAGCATTGATCCTTACAAATTCGGATGATCAACTATCAACCAAAGAAAACAAACTAAATTAATACCATCAATATGAAACAAAAACTACTCGATCTCTTACTAATCAATCTTATCTTTGGTAGCTTTTGGCTCTTTGCTTTGCTGTACTTTACGAGCTAATTACCTATCTAACTATTAAAACAAAAATGAATAAAATAACTATCTGGGAAACTACTAACGGAAATAATGTCAAAGCTTTGATGGGAAAGGATGACCGAGGTTTTTATGAAATCAAAATAAACGACAAAGACAGCGAGTTTTTTAGCGACATTAAAGATGCTAGAAAGCGTTTTTGTTTCCTTGCTAACATTTCCTTACATTGGATCTCCTAAACCTTACCTGACCTTACAAAATGAATAAAATCGATAAAACTACCTACTCACATTTAACCAAGTCACAATTGGCTCAACTTCGTAAAGCTTGCAAAATTGCTAACTTAGATTTCAAGGCTATGGCTTGTCGCCCAAAGGATGGCTTGCAACTGATTAAGGATGTAGAGAATAGAACGGGGGTGAAGCTGTAATGAAAATTAAAGTAACCGATACAAAAAACGATCACTGGTATATCGTATCCAAACATCCTAAAAAGGATTTGAAAGGATTCTATAACTTATATGTTAAGAAAGAACTGGATTCTATTGAGTTTGTTACTCATGTTGTGAGTCAAGTTGAATACGAAGATTTGTGCCGTGGTAAAAAGCTTTTAAACACCTAACCGACTAACCTTACCTGACCTTATGAAAATACTTGTTTTAACTATCCGCGCACACGGGGAAGAAGATGACATTTATGTTTTTGATAACCGTGAAGTGAATGTCTTACCTACCATTAAAGAGTGGCTTAAAGAGAACGATATAAAGATAACCTTACCTGACCATGTAACCGATACTTACAGCTTCATGGATTGGTTTTATGATGCCGAGAGCTATGATTTCTTTGTTAGCCTTCAATACAAGGAGCTGTTATCAGAGTGAGCGTAACCGAATACTTAACCGACCACAACGGGAACAGAGTTGCTTTCTTTTACTACATAGATAGCGAGCGTTTTTCTGTAGCTCCTAAGCTTGTCTGGCAGTGCCGTGATTATCGTCAATACAGCGGTACCTGTGCTAGTAAAGAGGAAGCGTTTGAAGCGTTCAAAGCGGTGCTTAAAGAATTAAAGAAAGCTAAAGCTTGCGATGTTTGCGATAAAAGCTTGCAAGGGCGAGAGAACGAAGGCACAAGATGTATCGATCATGACTTTGAATAATACCGATCCTTCCAAACTTGAAACGCTAGACGATATATCTATCCAAACTTTGATCGATCATTACTTAAGTGTCCGTGAAAAACTACCTACTAGTTTACGTGTCCGTGATAGATTGTTAGAGCTACAACAAGAACTATTATCGAGACAACCGAGTACAATTGAAGGAATGATCCGACAAACAACCGACAATCCAATAAAATGATGACAATGCTAGGCTTTGGCTGTTTCCTGATCTGTGGAATTTTATTCCTTGCTTGGCTGTATGATGACCTATGAAAGAAACCTTACTTGATCCTGTGGACATGACTGAAGAGTTGATGTTCCACATTTTCAATAACGATATGAACAGAACTTTGGACGGAAGATGGCTTGACCTTTACCTGTCCCTTCAGCACTATCTCGACTACCAAAACAAGATTGAGAGAGAAGCAGATGAGAGGAGTTAATTACGACAGCTGGTTGAACAGCAACAACCCATACGATGATTTATACAATGAAGAAAGAGAAAGAGAGTGGCTACTTAAAGAGATTGAAGAATTTGAAGGTGATGAAGAAGCTATTGAGCACTGGCTCAGGTGGGAAGGCTACGAAGATCCGAGAGAAAAAGGACAGCGGAATCTTTTGGGAGGCGGAAGCTGACATACTTAGACAGGAGTTACTTGACCGCAATGTACCCTGAGAATCATATCGTCCAAGGCATAGCTAGACACGATCTGGATTACAGTTCCATAGACCACAAAGCTATCAACGATGGCTTCCAACAGTTTTGGATGATGACTGAGATTTACGGGTTCGAACGGAACAAAGATGGCACATACAAAAGGACAGAGGGCGGACGCTTGATTGCTATTCGTTCTAACCGACCACGGATGAAACCCAAAGGTAACTTTGATTGGTTTGAGAATCTATGAGTGGACATGTAGCTAAGATGAGGGAGTGGGGACGGACGCAGTACCGTAACCGACAAGCCAAACTCCGACAGGAGGGAGAAAGTAGTCACACAGCATCGTGTAAGCGTATGTTACAGAGTATGTGTCCTAAGTTAGGAGACCGTGTCAAGCACATCATCGATCAGTTCTCCGGCCCGGGGTACACAACACCACTTTACCTGACCTTTGTCATGGATATGTGTCCGTATGAGATTGCTGTTATTGCTTTGCGTACCTTCCTCAACAACTTAGACAACCACTTAGCAATTGGTAAGATGGGGTACAGGATTGGAAAAGCATTTGAGAATGAAGCTCGGTGGAAGTATGCATTGGAGAACCTGAGTTTAAATAAGAAGGACTTACTAGCCATACCTGACCGTAAGAAACAGAGTAAGATCAAGCAGTTTTATAAGTACGAAGATGTCCGTTTTGAATTGTGGCATCACAAGGCTAAGGTTGGTTTAGGATTGTGGTTGTTGGAGGAGATACGCCAGCAAACTGGTCTGTTTAAAGTGGGTATGCGTGATAGTGTGAGCAGTAAGATGCCTGAACGCTTTGTATTACCTACTACTGAGTTTAAAGATTGGATACATCGCTTTGATAAGTGGAAGGAGGCGGGGCAAGTATTCAAGATGGCATTACCTGACCGACCTGTTGAGTGGCACGGCTTGATGGGTGGTGGATACGATATAGAACAACTGCCTCCACAGACTTTCTTCACGGGGAAACCTGTTGAGTGGTTTGAAGGGAATAACTACGACCATGTCATGTCTGCTGTTAATAAACTTCAGAAGGTGGAGTGGCAGATCAATACGGATATGTTAGATATTACATTGAAGTGTTGGGAGAATGAGAGAGTAGTAGGAAACATTCCACAATTTGGAGAGATACCTGAGCAACCATATTATACAGGTAATGATGAACAAGAGTTGAGTGTTTGGAAGTTAAAACAAAAAGATATTAAACAGACCAACGCTAGTAACAGCTCTAAAAGATACCAAGCTTGTCGTGTTTTACACTTAGCTAAGATGTACAGTAAGTGGGATAAGATATACTTTCCTTATCGTTGTGACTACAGGGGTAGAGTGTACGCTATTCCGTACTACTTCCATCCACAAGGTTCCGATTTAGCTAAGAGTTTGTTAGACTTTAAGAACGGTCAGCAAGTGGTGGATGAGGAGGACTTGGAAGCTGTACTAGTCCACGGTGCTAATATGTGGGGAGTAAAAGGTACACGAGGGGAGAGACTTGAGTGGGTAGGTAAGAGACAGAAGTTTATCCTTGAAGCAGCGAATGATCCACACGGTACTGATTGGTGGACAGATGCAAGTGATCCGTTCTGTTTCTTACGCTTCTGTTTAGAGTTTAAGAAGTTTACCGAGGAAGGGTATGGATATGTCAGCTATCTACCTGTCCGTCAGGACTGTTCCAATAATGGTATGCAGATACTATCGTTGTTATTACGAGACAAAGAGACTGGTAGGATGTGCAACCTGGTAGAAGAGGACCGAGCTAATGATATGTATCAATATGTAGCAGATCGTATACACAATGAGCTAGTAAAAGATGGTGGTGTTATTGCTAAGAGTTGGATGCAGTACGGTATCAAAAGAAAGATAGCTAAGATGGCAGTGATGAACCGTCCGTACGGAGCTACTAGTTACAACTTGGTACAGGATTTATTTAAGAGTATAGGAGTTAATCATCCGTGGAGTAGTACAGGTGAGATGTTAACTGCTGTCATTTGGATCAGTAATATCATTAATAAAATATCAGATGAGGTATGTGAACCAGTGAAGAAAGTGATGAGGTATCTACGAGATACTATCAGATGCTTACCTTACGAAAACGGTATTACTTGGACTACACCTACAGGATTTAAAGTTAAACAGAAATTCCGTAAGTACAAAAAGATAGATTTAGAATCTGTATTTGATAACACTACTGTATATGTACGCACTCACACTGAGACGGATGAGGTAGATACCAAGCACCACGGCAACGCAGTGACTGCTAACTTCATCCACAGTCTGGACGCATGTATTGTACATCAAGTTGCTAATGAGGTTGACTTTGACCTCGCTACTATACATGACTGCTTTGTGACTCACGCTTGTAATGTACGCAGAATGAATACAATTGTACGAGAAACATATGCAAAGACATTTTCTGTTGATCTCCTGACTGAGTTCCGAATGGAGCAAATCAACAACAACCCGACCGCAGAACTTCCATCCGTGCCGGAGCTTGGAGACTTAGATGTCTCGGCAGTAAAGCGTATGAAGTATCTGTTGTCTTAACACCGATAATAAATAATAGATATGGCACTGAAAAGTAGAACAAAACACGAGATTATTAAAGCTAAAGGAGTGGCTAAGTACTGTCACTTAAATGAACCAAACAAAAAGTTTGATCCAGAGTTTGGTGTGTACAGCTGTGATCTCATCATCGATAAAGAACAAGCAGACGCTATCAAACAGCAGCTTCGTCCGTTGTACGAGCAAGAGCTAAGAGCAACACAAGAAGCTAATCCTGGTAAAGGTATCACACAGCGTGAGTTTCCGATTGAGGAAGTGGATGGTGGATTCTTAATTAAAGCAAAGATCAAAGCTGGAGGACGACGCAAAGATGGTGAAGTATATCACATGTCGATTGCTTTGTATGATTCCCAAGGTAAACATCTTGATCCGGAAGTAAAAGTCTGGGGTGGTAGTACAGTAAATGTAGCTTTCCGTCCGAGGTTTTGGTACACAGCATCAATGGGTTTCGGAGTTACCTTTGATCTGCAAGCAGTACAAGTCCTACAATTGGGAGAAGGTGGAGTATCCAGCATCGCAGCATCTGCATTTGGATTCACTACTGAAGAAGAAGGATTTGTTAATGGCGGTGAAAACTTAGAGGGTGGATTTGATGCGGAAGAAACGGAAGAAGAGGTCATCGCCAACTTCTAAGTACCGCTCTGGATTCGAACAAACCTTAGCTAACCAGCTACAGCGTAGTGGTGTTGCTTTTGAGTACGAGACTTTGAAGCTTGAATACCGAAAGGTTGCTACCTACACTCCAGATTTCATACTACCTAACGGCATCATCATTGAGGCCAAAGGTGTGTGGACGGTGGACGATAGGAAGAAGCATCTACTAGTACGAGAACAACATCCACACCTAGACATCCGTCTCGTATTTATGAATGCTTCTAATAAGATACGGAAAGGAAGTGACACCACATACGCTCGTTGGTGCGAAAAGAAAAACATAATATATGCAAATAAACAAATACCGAAATCATGGCTTTCACCAACACACACCAACCCTGCCCTAAGTGCGGATCAAGTGATGCAAGAGCCACTAACGACGACGGAAGCTGGCATTGTTTCAGCTGTAACCGTCACGATGGAGGAGGAGGACGAGTGAGCGAACCAACACCGAGAGAGTTTGTAACTGGATCACCTCAAGCAATAGCCCGAAGAAACCTAACAGAAGATACCTGTCGTAAGTGGGGATATTGGATGGGTACTGTGAACGGACAACCTGTACAGATAGCTAACTATAAAACAAGAGACGGTAAGACATGTGCACAGAAGCTACGGTTTGCTGACAAGAGTTTTGCTACAAGAGGAGAGCTGATTGGATTGTACGGTCAGCACCTTTGGCGAGACGGAGGCAGACGAGTAGTTGTTACTGAGGGTGAGGTGGATGCGTTGAGTGTCAGCCAAGCCTTCGATAACAAGTGGCCAGTAGTCAGTGTACCTAACGGAGCAGGAGCAGCTAAGAAGTTTGTTGCTCAAGCCATCGATTGGTTAGACAGGTACGATCAAGTCGTGTTCTGTTTTGATATGGATGATGTCGGACGAAAGGGAGCAGCAGAATGTGCAGCACTCTTAACACCTGGCAAAGCACACATCGCAGAGCTACCACTAAAAGATGCGAACGACATGCTTGTTGCGAACCGTAGTAAAGAGTTAGTGCAGTGCTTGTTCGACGCTCGTGAGTACAGACCGGACGGTATCGTAAACGGTAAGGAGTTGTGGGATGTTATCTCTCATAAGGAGGAACACAAAAGCAAACCGTATCCATTTATCGGGCTGAACAGTATCACTCACGGTATGAGGTTGGGTGAACTTGTTACTGTCACAGCTGGTAGCGGCATCGGTAAATCGTTGTTCTGTCGTGAGATAGCACACCATCTGTTAGGACTGGGTGAGACTGTTGGTTACATAGCTCTTGAAGAATCCGTACGACGAACAGCGTTAGGTATCCTTGGTATCCACATGAACAAACCACTACATCTCGATGATGATATGTTAGATGAGAATGAACTGAGACCTGCGTTCGACAGGACAGTTGGTAACGGTAAGTTCTACACCTACGATCACTTCGGTAGTATGGAG